CCGCGCAGGCGGGGCCGGTGGCGCGCCTCATGAACGACATCAATAGTCTGGGTTCGATGTAGTGGCCGCTCGCAATGTTGTCGCGAACACCGCCGACCACCTTCAGGAACAAATGAAGCGTACGCTCGCAAATACCGCGGCGATGCAGCCGGAGCGACCGGGTGTCCGTAGCCGGACTACGCAGGAGAAAAACCAGCTCTGGAAAGACCTGATTTCTCTAAATCGGGACGACCGGCAGGCTATACTATTAGCGATGTCCGAACGGGCAGGGCACAAGGAAGGAGAGTCATCTCCTTGCGAATTGTGTCAGTTCATTGCGAGTAAAGCGGTCAGTTAGTTGGCAATCTACGACGGTGGTTCTGAGCAGGGTTACGTTGCTCCCCCACCTACCTCTTCCGGCCCAACCATTCGTTCCGTCAATGGTTATCTCTTTCAGCTTAACCCATACACGGACGACTGGGAGGCAATCGGCCGCGACCCGGCGGTAGCGGCAGCTACCAGCGGCGGGGGCGGCGGAAGCCCGGCAGTTGACCACTACTTTGACATCTCCCCTGTCGACCAGTTCGGCATGGACTTCAAGCAGAAGCAGTTTGACTACGATGCTTCGAAGGACGCCGCCGACACAGCGTGGCGCCAGAAGCAGTTCGATTACGCTGCTGGTCGCGATACGGTCGAAGACCAGTTCCGTCAGCGCCAGCTAGACATCAACAACGCGAACACCCAGACGGGTTTCGCGATTGACCGCGAGCGCATTGCGCAGCAGGCAGCGGCCGCCGCGGCCGACACGCAGGCACGCCTCGCTGGCGTGCAGCAGCAGGCGCAGGCCGCCCAGCTCCAGTATCAGGTTGGCATGGCAGGGGCCGCCAACGACGCTGAGCGCAACCGCATTCAGGCGGCGTGGAACGCCACGCAGGCCCAGCTCGCGCGCGAGGAATACGCGCTGCGCGACCGCCTCACTACCCAGCAGAACCAGATTGCCCAGTACGACGCCGAGACCAAGCGCGCTGGCACGATGGGCCAGCTCGCCCTCGACACGAACAAGTTCATCCTCGAGAAGTCGACCAGCCCGCGAGACCTGTTTGGGCTGTTCATGATGCAGCGCGGGGTCAACCCCGACTGGGACAGGATGGCCGCCGGGCAAGACCCGGGCACCATTGCGCCCCTCGTCGCGCAAGACCCGAACGCATTCCAGTTCAGCACGCCCGCCGTGAATTTCGGCGGCGCCGCGCAGTCGCAGAGCGGCTCCGCGCCCGCGGCGGGTTCTCAGCCCCCGGCCGCGCAGCCAGCTCAGGGTTCTAGCCCCACCCCCGGCCCCCGCGGTCATGGCGACCTTGGTTACTATCAGCCCCCGGGCCTCCAGTACCAACCGGCAGCGCCCTCGGCGCAGGCCGTCCAAGACTTCTCTCCCCACATGTTCAACCAGCGCGCCATGGGCAGCGTCGTCCCGCGCGAGGTCGCCGATGACCCCTACGCGGCGGAGATGGCGAACGACCCAATCCGCAACCCTCAGGGCGCCGGGCTCGGTCGGCAGATTTTCACCGACTACGGCCCCGAGGGGCAGCAGGTTGTTCCGCGCGGCACCGTCACAGACGTGACGCGCATGGCCCACGGTGGGGTCGTCAATGACGAGTTCTTCATGACCGGCGACAACTGGAAGCAGAACCCAAGTGCCGACGGCGCTCGCCCGGAGATGATGTGGAACCCGACTCGCGCCCCGTTCTTCGTGGCCCCGAACCGGCAGAACGTCAGTGAGGCCTACAACGCGGCCAAGCGCAACCCCGCCACTCGCCCCATTGGTCAGGTTTATGACCACTTCCGGCGCTCAGACCAGATGCAGGGCCGGGAGCCTGCCATGGGCAACGACATGTACCGGCAGAAGATGCTTGCCGACTACGGCTCGCGAGTGTCGGCGGGTGCCATTCGCCCTCAGCCGACAGCTCCTATCACAGACATGCGCTGGGTTAATCGGCCCGGGGTTCAGGCTCAGCCAGCCCAGACCAACCCGTCCGGGCTTTCGTCCATGAGTCCCGTTCTCACCATCGACCAGTCTAGGATACCCCAGAGCCTCCCTATGCCCACGCAGGAGAGGCCCGTGCTGACCATTGGCCAGCCGCAGGCGGACGCCAACTCACGTGACCTTAATTCACCCCCTGCGGTCACGCTGGCTGACCGCATGCAGATGATTGACCGCTCCGGCCCCGGCTACTCACAAGACCGGGGGACGCCCGACCTGCGCCAGCCTCAGGCGTACGCCAATGCTGGCATCTACTTCGGCAATGACCGCTCGCAGCCAGCCGCCTATGCTCCGCCGCAGGCACCTCAGGCTGAGCGCCCGCTGTTCCGCCGGTATGCCCTCGGCACGCAAGAGCAGTACGAAGCCACCGGAAACGGCAGCCTCTACCTGCCCTCCTCGACCAATGCTGGCCTGAACACTACTGACCTCCCGACCCGTCTGAAGATGCTCGCCGACAAGGGCATGCCTCTGGGCCCGGGCCTCGTCGCCAGCGCGACGGGCGGCACCGCACCCACGCTTAACCTCGGCAACGCTGTGACGCAGGGCCGTCAGGCTGGCGTCCTGCCGTCCCTCCAGACCCTCGGCCGCCAGACCAAGAGTGAAACTGAGCACACCCGCGGCTACTTCGAGGGCGTGGCCGGTGTGCCGTGGGCTGACATTGTCGACTACCTCGGCAAGCAGACTGACTTCCTTCGGAGCGCACAGGTCGCGAGGGCAGCTTAATGAGCTTCCTTGACGACTTGGAGGGCAACCTCCGGGCCCGCATCAACCGGGTGAACCCGGATGCCTCCATCGAGCGGGCCCCGACCAACAAGGCCTTCGACTGGCTGAAGAACTCCATCGACGTGGTCAAGCGCTACAGCGCTGACCGCGACACCTCCCTTGCCGACAACAACCGGTCTCGCTTCCTTGAAAACGACTGGAACGCCGAGGACAACCAGCGGTCGCGCTCTATCCTGCGCGACCAAGAGGTCGCCACTGCGCGCAAGCGCTTCATCGACGACCAGTCTGGCTCCAACATCGGCAGCTTCGATGACCGCCAGCTCGGGCGTATCGCCCTCGCTCGCTCCGACCCGGAGAAGTTCAAGAAGTCCGGCGTCTTCGGCTCCATGCAGGGCCTCGACGATAACACTGCCAAGGGGATTGGCTCCGACTACCGGCGCTCGTTCAACGACTACCTCGGTGGGGTCTTCGACCGCGAGCAGGTGGCGCGCGACTTCGTAGAGGAGTCGATGCGCCAGCGCAAGGAGACCGGTGAGGCGCCGCTGTGGCTCCAGACCTACCGCCTCGACTTCGAGATGAACAACGGCCGCGGGGTGAAGTGGCCTGAGTGGGAGAAGATGGCGAAGGAAGACCCGGTGGGCTTCCTTGCGGCCGCGCAGCCCCGCACCCAAAAGCTCCTGCCGGAGCCCGTGCAAGCGCTCGTCGCTGAGCGGCAGCAGTCCGGCAATGTCCCAGACTTCATGAAGAACCGGGAGTTGCCGGGCGAGCACGCCATCCGCGGCGCGACCCGCTTCTTCCCAGACAACCCGGCCTTCCAGATTCCGCGCGAGATTGCCGCGGGCCTCTCGCGCTCCTTCGAGCAGCAGGGCTCGGCAGTCGCGCAGGCGGGCTTCAACCTCGCTGGCCAGAACGAACGGGCCCAGAACGTCGACCGCAACGTGGGCACGAACTTCGGCGACATGACCGGCCGCCAGAAGCTGGGTGTCGCACTCGACTCCTTGGCGACCGACGCCTCGTTCGTCGTCCCGGGCTCATTCGGCAGCGGCTTGGTTTCGAAGGCCCTTGGCCGCGCACTGACACCGCTTGAGGCCAAGATTGCCTCGTTCGCGATTGGTGCCATCACGAACCTCGGCTACGACGTTCCGACGACCTATGCCGCTTTAAAGCTGCAAGGCTACAGCGACGAGGACATCAAGCGCGTCCTCCCGATGGCTGTGGCCGGTGACCTGTTCGGTGCTGGTGTCCTTGGCACTGGCGCCTCCACGGGGGCCGAGGCCCTCAAGCGCGTGCCCTTCGGGCGCGAGCTGGGCGGCGCAGCCGGGACTGGTCTCGCCACCTACGGCCTTCAGCGCGGGTTCGGTATCGACAACGACGAAGCCACGAAGAACTCCGTCCTGCTCGCGGCCGCCGCGCTCGGCGCAGGCGGAACGCGCGCCCTTGGCGAAAAGACCATTGGGCGCCTCGGGATTACCCGCGAGTTGCCGGACGATTACCGCCTTCAGCATGGCACGACCGCCGACTTCGCTGAGCCGCGCGTGAGCGCGCGTGGGGAGCTGGGTCGCGGGTTCTACACGACCCCAGAAGAAACGGGCCGGGGCGAGTTGTACGCCAAGGAGTCCAAGGCAATGGGGCGCCCCGGTGAACCCAAGGTCATGGACATCCGCACCGAGGGCGCATCGCGCTATCTCGAGGCCCTCGACGAGGTCACCCCGGAGGAACTGTCCAGCATTCGCTCCTCGCTCGCGCGGCTGACGAACAACGACGAGGGCGCACTCTCCACTTTCGACAAGGCTGTCAATGACCCCGCCTTCGGCGGCAGGCCAGCCAACGGCAACCGCGTGTACTCCGCCCTCGACCGCGCCACCGCGGGGATGAAGGGTGAGGTGCTGCCAGAGCACGTCATCGTGGACTCTGGCATCGCCGGTATGACCTCACCTCGGGACAGCTACGGTGTCGGCCGCCAGTTCTCCCACTTTGACACCTCATCCATCTCAACTGAGGGCCAGCGCAACTCCCGCCTCATGGCGACGATTGACGCCTTCCGGCGCATCAAGCCGAACACCGACATTCAGCCCGGCGACCCGCGCCGGGGTGGGCTCGCCCCGCTGCCGAAGGCGCGGACGAAGGTGGAGCAGAACATCGACCAGCTCCTCGAGCGCTTCCGCGGCGAGGACGGCAAGCTGCACATGTCTGGCGACGACATCTACAACCTCTGGCACGAAGCGACCGGCGGGAAGGTGGAATACCCGGGCTTCGTCCCGCGCCTGTCGCTCGACGACATGCGCACCGCTTTCGAAGAAGGGCTCCCGGGCAGCAAGTGGTACGACCGTTTCGCCGAGTTGATTGACGAAATCACCGAAGGCGACCGCGGTGGCGACGCCTCGCGCGCAACGCTGTCGCGCTTTGCCGTGACCAGCCAGCAGGCGCCGCCCACCGTGAACCTCATCAAGATGTTCAATGCGATGGCGGCCATCAACAAGCTGACCGCGGGCGGCCGCTACGAGCTTGACCTGAAGGCCTTCGAGCGCGAAGTCGGCGAGGGCACGGCCGACGGCATGGACGGCAACCAGATAAGGAAGTTGACCCAGCTCTACAACGAGGGCTGGGCCTCGACCACCAGCCCCGGGGCGGCCAAGACCCCCACCTATTTCAACAACCTGCTCGACTCGCTCCTGAAGCGCTACAGCGCGGGCGTCACGGTGGACACCCACCACGGTGCCTTCTTTGGGTACTTCGACCCGAAGAAGACCACGGACTTTGACCTCGTCGCCGGTTCGCGGAACAAGAACAACCCGGCGTACGTCTTCGCCCAGCGCATCACCCAGCACCTCGCCGCCGAGTATGGCGTCGAGCCCAAGGTGGTGCAGGCTGCCATGTGGGAGACGATGAAGAAGGTAAAGGAGGCCGATGACGGCCAAATCGCTGATGCCTTCACCCGCGGCGACATCGACTGGCGTGAAGCCGTCGAGTTGAGCCGCGGCTACCTCGCAACCGGCGGGCACGAGAACGCCTTCACCGACCCGAAGGCGCAGGCGGCGATGAACAACTTCTTCGACAGCGTCGAGCGCTATGGCGATGCCCCGGCGACTGGCGAGCTGAAGTTCGCCCCCAAGTCCAAGACTGGGGTCGCTGAGGAGCAGTTCGGCGTGTCGGAGGCGCAGGGCGCCATCGCGCGCGCCGAGGTGGCAGCCAAGAGCCCGGTGGTGGAGTTCTCCACCAAGCCCGGCGCGCTCGGCCGGGACGCAAGCGCCGAGACCCAGATTGCGCTCCAGAAGCAGCGCCTGCGCTCCATTGGCTTCAGCGAAGACCTGCGCAGCCAAGCTGACCTTGAGGCGCTCGGCATCCGCTTCGAACCAATCGAGGAGTCGATGGGCTCGTGGCAGGGCGCCGAACCCAACCTCCGCCTCCGTATCGTAGGCGGCAACAACGAGACGGCAGAACTGGCCGCCGCGGTTCTCGCTAAGCGGCTCCAGCAGGCTGGCCTCGCGCAGGACGCGATGGCCATTCATTTGCCCCAAAGCCAAGTGCCCACCACCCGCGGCTTCGAACTCGCACACCCCTCGGGTGGCGAGTGGACGACCGAGGACTTCATCAAGCTGGAGCAGGCCGCCTTCGAGAACGGTATCGGCGTGACCCTGAAGCTCGGCGACAAGACCCGGGCGGTGATGAACCAGTACGAGGACTTCCTCCCCGGCGAGGAGGCCTTCATCAATGGCGCCGTGGAAACGGTGCGCCAAGCGGGCTACCGCCCTGATAAGATGGAGGCCCGTTCAGCGGACTCCTACCTGCTCTTTGGAGACGACTATGACTCAACCATCGAACGCCTCGGGCCCCGATACGACCCAGATGGCACAGTCCTCGGACGGCTTCGGGGTGCGGACGCTCAGCCCAACGGAGAAGGCCTTGGTCGCCCAGCGGAAGGCCCTTCAGGAGGGCAAGTCGGCGGAGGAGGCGAAGGAAATCGGCCGCCAAGTCCTGAGGCAGGCGCAGGAGGCCCGCGGGCAAATATAGTCGACGGCAAGAACCCCTTCGCCGACCCGGAGGCGGTCGCGAAGCAGATGGCGGCGCAGGGCGCCGCGGGTGCCATCTACGGCTATCTGAATCCACAGGATGACCAGACCCGTGAGGAGGGGGCAGCCATTGGCGCCAGCTCCGCGCTCCTCTCGCCGCTTACTCGGATGCTCCAGCGCAAGGCCGGGGTGGCCGTGCGCGCTGGTATCGACGATGCCGGTAAGGGCTTCGAGGGCGAAATCACGCCCGAGGAGCTGCGCAGGGCTCTGCCCAAGTCGCAGGCCCAAATCAACGCGGAGCGCTCGCAGCGCCTGAAGGACGCCGCCAAGGCGAAGCTGGACGAACTGACCGACCGGCGCACCAAGGCTGCCGCCCCGCCGGAGGCTATCAAGGCCTTCGAAAAGGACGCAGACGACTACGTCGCCCATGCCGAGGCGACGCTCGGCGACGTGAACGCCGCGCGGCGCGTGCTCAAGGAGGTGCCCGGGCTGGGCACCGTCCTCAAGGGCGTCGACTCGCTCGTCGACCCCGCCTCCAACTTCAGTGGTTACTACGGCCGCCGCGTGCTCACCAGCACGCTGGCCGCCGCCAACTTCATGCGCACTCAGGCTGGCTTCCAGTCCGTGCGCGTGCGCGAGCTGGAGAAGTCTCTGGCCCCATTCCTCGGCAGTCAGCCGCACCTGAAGAACGCGGCCAAGCAGGCCGTGGCCTTCGGGGCCCCGGCCGCCGCTGGCGAGGTCGCCACGGAGCTGACCGGCGACGACAAGTACCGCGAGGCTGGGATTCTCACCGGCATCGGCGCAACGGCTTTCCTCTCCGGCCGCCAGAAGGTGACCAAGTGGAACAACCGCCCGTGGGAGACTGTCGCTTTAAAGAGCCCGGAGCTGGCCGACGAACTCCCGGCGGGCATCCGCTCTGGCTCGGGCAAGCTCTACGACATCCTCCAGAACCCCGACCGCTACGACCTCAACCCGGAGCAGTCGCAGGCTATCCTCAACTACCAAGTCCTGCGCGAGCAGATGGTGAAGGACACCAACGCCGCGCTGGCCGCCGCGGGCATGGACGAAATCATCACCCCGCGGGAGATGCACGGCATCCTCCAGTGGTTCGAACCGGACAGTCTCGAGAAGGCTGGCCTCGGCGAGGTCGGCCACAAGGGCTTCCGCATCGAGACTCCGGGTTTCGACCGGCTGCGCGCAGCCCAGCTCCACCGCGACCTCGGGCCCTCGTTCGAGGCCGCACTGAAGGAACACGGCGAGCTGGTTCCCATCAAAGACCCGGAGGCGCTCCTGTCGCTCGAGGTTAAGATGCACGACCAGATTCGCGCGAACGCGCTGCTGGTGCGGTCGCTGAAGGACTCGGGCATCGCCATCCGCGTGCCCGGTGAGGCCGAGTACAAGTCCATGGGCGAAGACGCCAAGGCCTACAAGGCGCTCGTCCAGTCCCGCGAGCGCGCGGGCTGGCAGAAGCTGCCGGGCATTGACGACTACCTGTTCCACCAGAACGCCGTGAAGGCGGTCGACGACCTCCTGATGCCGTCGCGCGGGCGCAACACCGGCCCCATCGCGCTAGCCGACATGGTCACCAATGTCATGCGGCAGGCCATGTTCACCTCCGACGCCAGCGCTTGGACGATGCAGGGCGCCATGCTCGCCATCAACGACCCTATCGGCACCATCCTCAACGCGAAGCACCTCGTGGGTGCGACCGTCTTCGGCCGCAAGTACTTCGACAAGTGGGTTCAGGAGAACCCGGAAATCTGGAAGAACTTCACCAAGGCCAGCGGTGTCGGCGGTCTCGAGCACGAAGGGCTCGAGAAGGAGGGGCTCACCCTCTCGAAGCTGCCGTTCGTGGGCCACATCGAACACCGCGGCTTCGAGGCCTTCCTGCCCATCCACCGCGCACTCATGCACCAGAACATCGCGGCTGAGGAGCGCTTCGTCAGCCGCCTCTACGGCAAGGACATCCTCGGCGCTAAGCGCCTCGCCGCCAATGCCCTGAAGAACGGCCCGGCCGCGCTCGGGATTGGCGCAGCCCTGACCGGCGTCGACATCCCGGGTGTCGACGACAACTGGGAGAAGGCTTTCCTCATCGCCCTCGGGGTCGGCGGCTCAGTCGCCGGGCGCGAGGCTGTCAACAAGCTGTCCGGCGAGGAGACCATCGCGAGCCGCGTCTCCGCGGCAAAGCAGGTCAACCGCACCTCCGGCGCGTTCAACCGGCAGGCGTACGGCATCACGGCGGAGCAGGCCCAGTGGGAGCGCACCCTGATGGCGCGCTCGCCCGCGCTCCTGCGCAACACCATCATCCTCGCCAACAAGGCGGCTACGGACTTCGGGCCCGAGGGGGCCATGGCGCGCTTCTACCTCGTGAAGACGGCCGCCCTCATGGGCGCCGGACTCGCCGCTGCACAGTGGGCAGCGACCGGCAAGATGCCGTCGCTCGACCCGACCGACCCGGACTCCATCCTGAACCCACAGAACGCGAACTTCATGCGCGCCGAGGGGAACGAGGCTGGCCGCTTCACCGCGTCCAACCCGCTCATCTCGCTGGTCAAGGCCTTCATGCGCGTGGACACGCCGGACGGCGTGAAGAAGTGGCGCTCGCAGGACTGGGTGCCGATTCTCGGCCTGACCGACTGGTATCAGGCCCGCCAGTCCGACCTGTTCGGCCCGGCCATCGGGGCCGCCGTCAGCGAGGCGGGCGGCGCGCTTCAGCGCAAGGCGGGCGAATCGGCCGGCATCGGCGATGGCGCGACCGCGCGCACCTTTAAAGACTCAGGCTTCCAGCTCCCCGTCCCGCTCGTCCTCCGCAGTGTCTTCGAATCCGGTCTCGCCGAGAAGACCCAGACCGGGAAGCTCATCAAGCCCGTGACGGACGCTGTCGGCCTCAAGCCGGACAGCGCCTACACCAACAACAAGGAACGGGTCGCCGGAGTGGGGTCAACCTTCCTCGGGCTCAACGCGACGCCGGAGACGCTGTCGCGTGAGTTGCTGCGCATCAAGACCGACACCGTCAAGAAGCAGTTCCCGGGCCTGACCGACCGCAACAAGGACGGGGTGGTCGATTACAACGACCTGAACGACGAACAGCAGGGCGGTGTTCGCAAACAACTCGACGCCAACGGCCGCTACCAGCAGGCCGTGGGCACCGTGGAGAAGCTGGGCGAGGGTGAACCTCCCAGCAACATCCAGCGCTACTTCGATGCCATCGCCAAGGCGAACACCGACTACGAGACGACGATGCAGGGCATCGACACGGACTACAAGTCGAAGAAAATCTCCGCCTTCGAAGCCAAGTCCTACTACCAGCAGGCCTCCGGGGTGCGGCGCGATGCCCTGAAGGCAGCGCGTGACCTGTACGGCGTACTGCCAGCGGAGCGCAAGGGGACGAACGAGACAGTCTCCGAATACCTCAGCCGCGACCTCAAGGGCGAGGACGCCGCCGTGCAGGGCTACTATGACCTGTACGGTCAGGCGACCGGCCGCGACGGGAAGCTCGACTTCAACACGCTGGAGAAGTTGCAGGCGAAGTACCTCAACAGCCTGTCCAGCTCCGACCGCGCCTATGTGGAGCGGCGCGTCGCTTCGTTCGACAAGCCCCAGACCACACAGTTCGGGCGCGACTACGAGCGCGCCAAGGCTCTGACGCAGCCCTACTGGGATGCGACCGAGAAGGCATTCGCGCGGGTCGCAGGGAAGGGCGTCTTCAAGGGCTTCAACACCTATGCAGAGTTCGAAGATGCTGTGAACAAGTACGCGGAACTGCATGGTGTGTCGCCAGACCTCGTGCTGGGGTCATTCAGCGGAAACAGCGTCTATCAGGCCTTCCAGAAGCTCCTGTCTCGTGAGCGCACCATGCTGGTGCGTGGTGACGAGAACATTGGCCGCGCACTCATCGACTTCTACGGCAAGGCGCCCCCGAAGGGTACGAAGACCTACCGTGACTATTCCCTGTTCAAGCGGTCGTCTATGCGAGACATTTATGGCGGCGGACTAGATTTCGCAGAATAGGCACTTTTCGGGTGTTACAATACTGACTGAAAATTTCAGTAGGAGCACTCATGCCTCCAGTCGGCGAAGTCGACGACGACCTGCACTACGAACTCGAGGATGACGACCTCGACAACGAGTTCGGCGACGACGACAACGATAACACTGAGGATGAGCTGGGTTCCCTAGACCCGGCCCTTCAGCGCCAGATTCAGAAACTCCTCGATGAGCGGGAAGCAGAGCTTTCCAAGGAGATTGAGTCCGGTAAGACGAAACACCCGGTCTACAAGGGTATCCAGCGGACGCTTGCAAAAGAGCAAGAACGCAGCAAGCGTCTGGAACAGACACTGGAAGCAGCTCTAGCCAAGCTGTCTCAGTTCGACCTGTCGGTAGAGGAACTCTACGACGCAGTCAACTGGGCAGGTAACAACCTGCTCGAAGCACTGCCAGATGACACCAAGAATCTGGCACTCAATGACCTCAATCGTCGCAACGTCGAGCGGCAGAAGCGGGAAATTGAACGCCTGAGGAACGGTGGCAGTGCGCGCATCCAGTCCGGTCAACGGAATGGTGGCGAAGATGAGCCTCAGTGGCTGAAGGACGGCCGCGCAGAGTTCAAAGCACTTTGCGAAGAAGAAGCGTCCGAGGCAGGCATTGAGGTTGATGACGAACGTCTGGACTTCGGGGATGACAGCGAAGCAGTTGTCAAGCGTCTCAAGAAGTTCCGGGCTTCTCTGAAAGCCATCGTGAACGAAGACGGTCTCGAGAAGCGTGTGGCTTCTGTCCGTAAGAAGACAGAACCCATTACCACTCGCACGTCGGGTGGCGGCGCGGTCGGCGTCGGGGTCAAGCGCAAGTCGCTAGAGGATGCTTCGCGCGACATCCTGCGGGAAATCCGCCGGGGTGGCGCAGGCCTCCGGCGCTAACAGCGACACCAAAACCACACACAAGAGATAACGAGAAATGGCTATCACCCTTCTCGATGTTGCACGCAACAAGAAGGACAGCTTCGAAGGCGCGGTCGTTGAGACCTACGCTGACCATTGCGACATCCTGAAGCGTCTGCCCCTCAACACCATCGGGACGACCGAGATTCTCGCCAAGCGGCGCAACAGCGCGACCACGCTGGGCTTCCGCAAGCGCGGTGAATCGTACGGCTCTATCGCTGGTGGCGGCACGGACATTGTGTCCGATGCCGTGTACGCGATGGGCGGCAACATCGACATCGACTACACCGACATGCACGACAAGGCTCCCGTCACTGACCCGCTCACTGACCGGATTAAGAGCGGCGTCGAGGCTGCCGGTTGGACGTTCAACAACGCCTTCATCAATGGCGACCACGGCACTGACGAAGACACCTTCGAAGGCGTCAAGGTTCGCCTCGCCGCGAGCGCTTCGGGCCAGATTGTCTACGGCAACTCCAGCTCGGCCGAACTGGACGTGGCTGCCGCCGTCACGGCGAACACCACGGCCACCCTCCAGACCTTCCTCGACAAGATTGAAGACGCCATCTACAAGTGCGACGGCCACACGGCCGACATCGCGCTCACGACCGCGGACTTCATTCGCACCCTGAAGAAGGCCGAACGGCGCCTCAGCATCAACAAGGACACGAACCCCAAGGAACCGTCCTCGATGGTGAACGAGCGGCGCACGTCCGCCCCCAAGTACACCGGCCCGCTCCATGAAGCGTTCGGCGTGTCTTGGTACGACATGGGCGTCAAGTCCGACAACAGCACTCAGGTCATCGCGACTGAGACGGTCAACAGCCAAGCCTGCACCCCCGTCTACTTCGTGAAGCTCGGTGATGCCTACCTCAGCGGCATCCAGCAGTACGCGATGCGCGTGACCAAGCCCACGCTCCTGCCGGACAACGTGACCTACCGGGTCACGATTGACTGGCCCGTCGGTCTCCGCCACGTCCACCCGCGCAGCTTCTCGAAGCTCGCTGGCTGCAAGATTTAAGGAGCACCGACAATGCGTGATTCTCGCGTTACCATCCTGCCGTCCACGACCATCACCGCTGATGGCACGTACTACGGCTCAACCATCAGCCTTCTGGCTGACTACGCTGGCAACAGCCACATCTACGGCACGTCGTTCTACGGCCTGCCCATCGAGTGCATCGTCAAGTCGGTCGTCACCGGCACCGGCGACGGCTTCACCATCACCTTCTCGTTCCAAGTGGGCGACGACGGTTCGTCTTGGGACGAGCACGAAGAGTTCCAGACCATCACGGTCGACACGAACGGCGCGTTCCTCAACCAGAACGACTCGAACAGCGTCTCGACGCTGACCCGGGCCAAGGCCAACGGCCGCCTCAAGACTGCACGCGCCTACGGTCGCGTGAAGATTGTCACCTCCGGCATGTCCGGCGGCGAACAGTTCGCGGTCTCGGGCTTCCTGTCCGATGGCACCAACCCCATGAACGACGGCAAGTTCCGCTAAACCCGACGGAGGGGGCCACCCGGCCCCCTCTAGTTGGCTCATAGCCAAGGAGAAGAACCCAAGTGCCCATCGCGAAGTATCGCCACAAGTTGAAGACCTCCAGCGGCAAGGACGTGTTCCTTGTCCGCACGAAGATTCCGGTGAACCGGAAGCTGCTCGGAAGGACGTTCATTGATGGCGAAACGCACACCACCAACGAGGAACTCGCGCGCCGCTTCTGCGAGGAGTTCGACTACACCGTCGTCCTCCCCGAGGGGCACAAGGGCCTTGGGCTCGCCAAGGGCCGCACCATCGTCACCGACAAGGAATACGGCCCCGAAGACGGGCTCCTCCTTGACGAAGACGAAGACGGGAACAGCGTCGTCGACGATGACGAATAGCCCGCAGCCGACGGCGACCATGACGTTGGACGCTCTCGTCAAAGAGCACAACGTCTTGGTCTCACTGGCCGCGGAGAACCTTCAGCTCCGGCAGGAGCTGGCCAACCTTCAAATCTACGCTCAGCAGCTCGAGGCAATCCTTGCCGAAGCGGCCGCTAGCGAGGAGTCAGATGGCAACGAAGCAACCAAACCCGTTCGTGAAGAAGTCGGCCAGCAAGCCGATGAAGGGCAAGTGCCCGACGTGCGGGAAGTAAACCCCTAACCCCCAGAAGGAACCAAGGAGACAATGACCTCCATCACCACCCTCTACCCCAACCGTCTCGCGGGGCAGAACTCGATTATCGAGGTCGCGGACGCGAACGGGAAGGTCTACGAGCTGCTTCCGAAGTCGGACGCAGGCGAGGGCCTCATCTTCAAGAAGGACGGGGTCGAAGTGAACCCGCCCTTCCGGCGCGTGGTCACTGCCAAGACCGCGAGCTACACCTGCCTCGAATCCGATTGCGGGAACCTGTTCACCACGACCGGCGCTTCCGGCGCCGTGACGTTCACGCTCCCGACGGCGGCCGCCGGTAACGCTGGCCTCTGGTACGAGTTCTTCAACACGGTCGACCAGACGATGACTGTGGCTGCGGCCACGGGCGACACCATGGTGGTCTTCAACGACGCCGCGGCCGACAGCATCGCGCTGTCCACCGCGTCCGAGAAGATTGGCACGGGCATCCGCGTCATCTCCGACGGTTCGAAGTGGCTCGTGTTCGTGAGCCTCGGCATCGAGACCGCGACCCCGGTCGTCGTGACCTAATCCTTAACGCCCTAGGGGGTTCGCCGTCCACGGAACTGGCGGCGAGCCCCCGCCTCCCTCTTTGAAAGGAGAGACCTTTGGAACGATTCTCTGGCGTCACCTTCCAGAACGGCTTCAACGACATCCCGGTAGACACGTTCTTCAGCGACAGCCTTTTCGCGCAGGCGCAGGCCCTCATTGAGGCCCTCGCCATCGCGACCGGCAACGCCTCGAGCGACGTGCTCGGTGGCTGGCTGCCGGGCAGCTTCTGCATCGTCATCGAGCGCGACCACGACGGCAACGGCCTTGTGGGCCTGCTCCCCGCGGCCCCCATCAACACGGCCACCAAGAACCAGCCGACCGACCTCTAACACCCAAGGGCTGGCCCCTCGCCAGCCCCCCTCTTTAAAGAAGCAGCATGGCCTCCAAATCCGACTATCTCGAAAACAAGGTTCTCGACCACTGCCTGAGTGATGGCGCGTTCACGGAACCGGCGAACGTCTACCTCGCGCTCTGCACGGCAGCGGTCACCGACGCCTCCACTGGCGCCACCATCACGGAGGCCAACTACACCGGGTATGCGCGGAAGGAAATCCTCGCGACAGACCTCAGTGCCGCAGCATCCGGCTCCAAGACCAACAGTGCGGCAATCACCTTCGCGGACTGCACCGCGGGCTCCAGCACCATCACCTACTTCGCAATTGTCGACAGCTCGACGACTGGCGCCGGAAACGTCCTGTACTGGGGCACGGTGACTTCGAAGACTATCAACACCAGCAACACCCCGGCCACCGTCGCGATTGGCGGGCTGGTCGTTACCGAGGATTAGACAGTGGAGTTAACCGAAGACCAAGCCATCGCAGTCTCGGCAATCATCGAGTTCGGCTACACCCACGAGGGCGACTCCCTCATCAAGTACAAGGCGGGCAAGCCGCGGGAGCGCTACGACATCGTCGAGGGTGGCTTCCTGCGCTTCACGCGCGAAGATGGTGAATGGAAGCCGCTCGCCCTAGGTGTCAACGCGGCTGGCGAAGGCATCAGTGGTCTCGACCAGACGCGGCCGGAGCACGCGGGCTTCTTCGAGTGGGTCTACCCGGCGGACTTCCTCCTTGCCATCTATGCTCACGCGGTGCAGGAGCGTGAATAAGCCCCCTGCGCTGCCAGTACCGCGGCCGCGCCTTTCCCCGGCTGCGCCAGAACACATCTACTGGCCGTTCAAGATTGAGCGGCCAGAGACATCCGGTAGCGGGCACTTCCACTGGGGAATTACGGCGTTCTCCAAGCTGGAAGATGGGAACTTCCTCGACAGCCTTTCCATCGAGGTAGAGGCGCCGGACGAGGAGACAGCTATCGCCCGGGCGCAAGACATCATCATCCGCCCCAACTACCGCGTCTCGTGGGTGCGCGAGGCCTGCACAAAAGACGCGGCACTGAAGGAGTAGGTTAATGGCTAACGTCCCCGCCATCGAGACTTTCTCCCGCGATGTTGAGGCCGCTATCGTTGCCCTAATTCGCATCAGGGACACCCTGAATGCGACCGACCGGTTGTGGCCCAGCCTGAATGCTGGTTCCAAGACCAGCATCCGCGCTCAGGTTGATGCTGACCTCGTTTCTGCAAAGGCTCTGGTAGCCGCGCTCCAGACACCGTAAAGAAGGGGCTTTCCGCTGGCCGCGCCGAACGGACTCATTGTCGCATGGCCAAGCACTGCCGCGTCCATCCCTGCTGGATGGTCGCGCTATGCCACACTCAATAGCGCCATCCCGAAGCCCGCCTCATCCTCCATCACAACGACGGGAGGCGCGGATACCCACACCCACTCGACGGCCAGCCACACTCACAACGACACCCACAGTCACGATATGACCTCCGGTGGGGCCAACTCCAGTGCGCGCGACAACGTTGGTGGGGCAAACGCGGCTGAGCCGCTGACTGGCCACACGGTTACTCTGGGCAACGCCTCCGGCCTGACCACTGGCTCTGCGTCTGGAACCTCCAGCTCGGGTTCATCTCTCGGGTTTGCAAGGTTCTCGGTCATCTGGATTCAATCTGATGGCACGACCGACATCCCCACGAATGCTGTTGCATATTCGAACCAAGGCTCTGTCCCCGCTGGGTGGACTGCCTATGCTAACGGCATCAATGCTTACCTCCGCGGCGCCGCTGTTGGCGCCGACGGTGGAACGAGCACGTCAGCATCGAGCCACAACCACACCTATTCCCATAACCATACGCACTCAACTGGGTCACACACTCACGCAGCGGGGAATACCTCTTCTACTGTGGCCCTTTCGTCATCGTTCGGTAATTCTGGTGCAGACCAAGCCGGGACGACAGACAACCATTCACACGCATCCACTGGTACGTCTGCATCCGCAACTCACGGAGCACAGAACACATCCTCTAGCACGGCCGATGCTGACTCGCAAACCCCAGAGCCATCTTATTACAAATTGCAGACAGTTCAGGCGACTGGTGCGGCCGCAGCTCCCGGCGGAATTATTGCACTCTGGACTACCACTTCTCCTCCGACCGGCTGGGTGGCATGTGATGGTACGAGCGGCACCCCAAACATCAACGGGTTTGGTGGATTCATTAAGGGCGCCAACGGTACAGGTGAAATTGGGAACACTGGCGGCAGTAATACCCACACCCATTCCGGTACTCACTCTCACAATGCAGAGACTGCGACCGCTGCCACCCATGCGGCCGGAACTATCGCTCTTTCCAACCACGTGTCTGCAACGTCTATCACAATGGGCTCGTCCGGGTCAGCGGCCGCCGCCAAGACACACGGACACTCAGGGTCAACCACCGGTAACCGAGGAGGTACAACCTCGTCGGACGCGGTGAGTTACTCCTCGGCCGACCACCAGCCCGCCTACGTCAACATGTTCTTCATCATGCGGGCCACAGCAACCGCGGCGAGCCTTACGTTGGCCACGACCGCTGGCGTTGCCACTGCCGCCGCCACGGTCAGCACGACAGGCTTTCTCACTCTGGGTCAGGTAGGCGGCGTAGCGACCGCTGCCGCCACCGTCATTGCGGCAGCCATTCTGGGCATCGGTGGCGTAGCTGGTATAGCTACCGCAACTCTTGCCATCGTTGACAAGGTTCTCCCTCTCGAAGTCATCAGCGGCGTCGCAGGAGTCAGCGCGACCGTCTCAGCCCCGGTGCTCTTGGTTCCGGGCGTGGTGGGTGGTGTTGCGACGGCTTCCGCCGCAGTCATTTCCCCAGCACTTCTTTCCGCCTTGGCAGATGGGTTGGCTACCGCAGTTACTGCCTTGCAGTCACCTGCACTACTCCTCCTCACCGCGGATGGTATTGCGACAGCTACGGGCAGTGTGTACGCCCCGGTCTATATTCTTCTCGACCCGACAAATGGCGTGGCCACCGTGGCAATCAGTGAATTAGGGATTCTATTCCGCGCCCGCGTGCGCCTAGATGGCGCGCACGTCAGTGTTCTTCGTGGCCACGGTGGTTCTGTAACAATCACGAAGAATCGGGCAGGAGTGGTGGTTCGGAGTGGTAAAATAGGTGGCGGAACTGTTACCTAGTGTCTGTCACTGTCAACTACTCTATCTCTGCCGCCGACCTCAATGCCCTTGATGACGCAGGCTACACAGTCCTGCGCCTCTGGTATTCGAACTACCCAGATGGCCCTTGGGCATACGCCAGTGTCGAGGCTGACCAAACTATCGCCGCGGCCCTCGCCGCGGACACGACCGCACTCGCCTACGACTTCACCTTCAGCTACGCGGGTGGCAACCCCGGGCAGCACTTTCGTGTGCGCCCATACACGGGCTCGGTCTATGCCAACATCAACGACTCTCCTCCATTTCCCGGTGGAGGTGGATACACGGCGGCGTACATCCGCCGTGTCACCGGCTTGCTGTTGGGAGACCTCGTCGTCGGCACCGCCGACGCGGGTGGTGACACCAATACATGCCTTACCTCTACCCTCGAACTCCTCAAGGAACCCAACGACCACTTCAACGGGAAGTTCTTCAACAACCTGACGAGCGGAGAGCAGACCATCGTCTCGGACTGGATTCAGTCGACCGGCGACCTTGAGCTGTCCCCGGCCATCACGGCCGTGGCCGCGGCGGACGTGTTCGAAATCACCGGCCGCTGGACGCCCGAGGAGTACCGGGTGGCTATCAACGAGGCCATCAAGTCCAGCTACCCCATCCTCAACCGCAACATCGTCCACGAGGGCTACCTGACCGAGGAGGACGTGTTCTCGTACAACATCCCGGGCGACATCCGCACGGTGTCCAAGGTCGAAATCGGAGACATCGAGGACTCGACCACGGGCAACCACCCGTGGCGGGAGATTCCCTTCAAGGCCTACAAGGACGGTCTGACCCGCAAGATTGAGTTCAAGCGTAACCCTCCCTACAGCGAGGGGCAGCGCCCCATTCGCATCTGGGGCACTGGCCCGCTCCAGCAGGTCTATGAGGACACCGACCTCGTGGAGGTCGACGACCATCAGGTGCTGCTCCTCAGCTACAAGACCGCGTTCCATCTCTACACGCTGAAGGCTGCCAAGGCCGCCTCGACCGACCGCGCCTACTTCCAAGAGATGGCGAAGTTCTACCTCTCCCTCTACAACGAGAACACGAAGTCAGCGGGCTCCGGGCGCCAGCCGCGCCGGAACTGGTCACAGACCGCTCGCTGGCGGGTGCAGGGCTAAATGGCCGCGTACCCGTATGACGTGAAGCTCACGATTGCTTCGGGAGCCGCTGCCGGTGTGTACGGCTTCATGCTCGTGACCCCAGAGGGTCAGAGCAAGCAGCTCGACGTTTCCGAGATTGGCCCGCCGGAGGCGCAGCGCCTCAGCACCGAGGACATCGCCACCCATTCCGACTTCGACCCCTCGTTCGACACCCCCTTTGCCCAGTCCAGCTTCGCCTCTGGAGTGGGCCAGCTCGAGTTCGACTTCAAGGACGAGGAGGCCTGCTGGTGGGCACCGGGGGTGGTGCTCCACGTCGACGGCAAGGTCTACCTCGCGCCCCCGACCCAGACCGCGTTGACGCTGCCCACCGTGGCGGCGGCAGAAGTGAAGGGCTTCCGCACGTACATCACCAGCGCTGGCGTCCGCTACGACTTCTGCTGGGCAGACAAGTACCTGTTCCGGCGCCCGACGACCAACTCCACCACCGGGTGGACGTTGGTCTACACGGAGCCGAACGCTAAACCCATCACCGACTTCGAGGTCTTCAATGGCGTTGGTCTTATCGCCGTCCCAACGGAACTCGACGCAAACAGCGTTGACTTCTACACCCAGTCCGATGTCACCGCCGCGGCAACGTGGACACCGACCGCGCGGGCGCACACTGCCTTCAACAATACGAATGGCCGCCCCAAGTTCTTCACTGGGGTACGCGGGACTCTATTCGCGGCAGTCGACTCGTCGTCTGTCTTCTACACAGTAGACCCCACGCAGGACGGCTGGGCCGGGCCCATTCAGGCCACCGTTGGCAGCATCTCCGGCAACGAGGTCGGCGACACGAGCTATGCCTTCAGTGGTATGTTCGCCGTGAACGACTACCTGTTCGTCTTTAAAGACTCAGCGGGCTACGCCATCGACGCGCAGCAGAACGTCTCGGAGACGCTCTGGCAGTGGAAGTCCAAGCCCAGCTCGGGGAACTTCAAGGTGGTGGCCGCCTCGCCGGACTACCTCCTGTACGCGATTGACCCCGAGGTCTATGCGTACGACCCGGGGACGGGCGCCAACTTCCCCCTGAAGCTGTCGCGCCAGTCTGGCTTCTCGGTGAAAACAATCCACGGCATCGCGGCCGACAATCAGTACATCTACGTGCTCGCGACCGTGCGCGTGCCGACCCTGCGGTCGGCCGACAGCACCGCCATGCTGCGCGGCTGGAAAATCTCCGGCCAGCGCTTCGGCTGGGAAGTCCTCTGGGAGGACACCTCTGTCACGGAGACCTACGGCCGCATCTTCGCCTCGCCCTTCGGCAACGCGACCCGGCTGTACTGGGCCTACCAAGACGGCAGCAACACCAAGACGGGTCTCATGGAAATCGCCGCGGAGTGGGACGAGACTGCCTCCGGCAGCTTCGCCGCCGCTGGCTCGCTGTACACCAGCATCGCCAAGTCTGGCTGCCCGGGCCTCTCCAAGCG